TACCCAATTGTTTGTTCCAATACCAGGATTTATTCCATCAGAAGTATTAAGACCAACCTGTTCAAAATAAATTCCGTCTCTATCATCAAAATATCCAGTTCTTTTAGTTGCATTTTGTTGAGGAGCATAAAAGTTAAAAGAACTAAAAATTAGTTGTCCTTTTCCTGGCTGATAGTGATGATAAAACTTTGTTTGGTGAATACTAAATGCAGTAGATCCAATACCAGTTTGTAATTTTGCTGCTGCTTGATTTTGTAAAAATGTTACTGTTGAACCAGCACCAGAAACACTATCTAAAAAGTTTGGGTCAATAGCATAAAGGTGCTTATAATCACCAAGAGTAAATGGTTCAGAAACTCTATTTCTACCAAATGCATCAACAGCATTTGTATCTGGATTGATAGTAATAAGAGTATCTGATGAAATCCCAACAGTTCCTGTGACTGGAAATGGATTATCTGTAGATACTTCTACTCCATCTTTTGTTGCAACATTAAAAACCTCAAAAAGAGATCTCTCTTGATTTAGATAATCTTGAGTTTGAATATTCCATTGTGCCATGAATCAAATCCATTCTAATTTTGCTGGATGATACCTGCTAACTTTAGTTATGTTTTCTACTTTTTGAGTTGCTGGATATATGTTATGTATAATTGCTCCAGGATACTCCCTCTGAAGATGTTCTACAAGTTTATCTTTTGAGGGAATTCCATGCTCTGAAATCATATCAACTCTATAAATGCTTCCCTGCCATACAAAATCAACAGAGAATTCTTCTCCAACTTGTTGTGGAGATGGTTGTGATCCAATATTCAGAGTTCCATTAAAATCACCTTGAATATTGATACTTTCTGAAAGAAACTGTTTATAACTTTTCATATCAGCAATTCCAAGCTCTTAAGGATTTGTTAATTCTGCTATTTGGATCATTGGCAGTTTTTGCTGAAGTTAACTTTTTCTTCATCCCAGACATACGAACACAGAATGATGCTCTACGAGGGTTGCCTACTTTTTTTGAAGGTGATTTGAGGTCTGACCCTGGATTCTCCCTCTCATATGATTTTCTACCTTTTTCATTCAGACCACCAGATTGATTCTTACCTTCTTTTTTTTGCCATGCAGCAACTTCTGCCATAAATTGTGAAAATGTCAAACAAGTATCTTCATTTGCAGGAACACAATTTGGAACCATTTTCTTACCTTTTTTCTTCATTCCAACTTGCTTGTATCCTTGCCAACATGCTTCAGATATATCCTCATCACTCTGCATATATTCTGCTGCAGTATCAATAAAATCTGCTGCTCTTGTAATCTTAGATTGAACCCAAGCAGGAATTTGTTGATCTCCTTTCTTAATATGTTTTCTTAAAATATTAATTGCTCTCTCAATTTGATCAAACTCAACTCTTGCCATGTATCCTTCTTCATCTTTCTTCTTTCCAGAAGCAACTTCTTTATGATCCTCATGAATCTTTGATTCATTGGCAGGATGAATTTTTGCTATAGTATACCTATCCCACATTTGAGGACCATAAGAACATTCATCTCTTTTTTCGTTCTTTTTGCAAAGAAGACAATATTTTGTATCTTTTTCATATTGCTGTTCTACACTTACTTCCTCTGATTTGTTTCCCCAGTTTTTAGCACCCTTTTGTCTACACTTAACAAGAGCTCCTGATGCATATGCACTTGGCCAAACTTTGAATCTTGCTTTTACTTTGTGGTAGCAAGCATCTTTTTCGCCACTACCTTTACTTTTGACGTCTGATTCTTCGTTCATTTTCTTTTCTGGTTTATCTGTAGAAACATAAGTTGGTTTTGCAGCACCACTTTTTTGCTGTTGACCTGGATCTTGTTGTCTTTTTCTTTTTACTGCAGATCTAATTTCACTTTTAGACATGCTTGCTAATTTTGAACTTGAGAAACATTTTGGTGTTTTTGTTTCTCCTGGTTCATTTGCACATGAAGAACCATCTGATTGGACCCATCCTGGTTTTCCGTCTTTTGACTTAGAACCTTTAAACCACTGATGAAGAGAACCTTCTTTAATTTTTTCAATTTTCTTTAATTTTGAATAATAATCTGGAAGTTCATCTACATGCTGTAATGCAGTAATCTTTGCACCACCTTTACTTGTGGTATGCTCACCTTCAACTTTAGTTCCCATTTTAACCTGTTGAATAATTTTATCCAAAGGAACATTATGCTTTGCAGCGATTTCCTTTGGGGTCTTGTATGATTTTACAGGTCCTTTTGGATCTCTCATTACATATTATGATTCTTCTGCACTATTTAGCAGACCTTGCTTTATAAGTTTGGATAACTCTGCAGTAGACCCAACAAAAAGTGAGTTGTTAACTGTTGTAGGACCTTTTTGGGGAGCATCTAACTCTCTCATTTTCTTTTGTAAATCAATCAATTTATCTGTGGTATCTGCAACAGATTTGATTAATTGACCTGCAACTTCAAATGCTCTTGGGTGACCAGATTCTTGAGCAATTTCTAATATGCCATCAACTGCTTCTTGTCCCTTTGAGATTAAACTATACAGTTGTCCTCTACTATACTCATAATCTTTTTGTGGGTCATTTGAAGTTTCTGATGTAGAAAGTTCAGCAGAATCTACTACAGAAACAATTGAGGTTTCTATATTTAAAGATTCTTCTATTTTTTTAAATTTGTTTGCCATACATTATGTATCCACATCAGTGCCTTGAGAAGGACTATAATCTTCGAAGTCTTGGAATTCAACTATCTCTTCATTAAATCCAAAATCATCTCCAAATGGAATTAATCCATCATCAACAGTATTAATTACATTGTCTCCATTATAATCTTCAAGTGCTTTTGGTGTTGCAGTATATCTAACTTCTCTTCTTGCATTTAACAGTGCATCTGTGGCATAATCAACTTGAACTTTCTTAATAAGTCCTTGACTGTCTGATGGAATTTCACTGAATAAGTATGTTTTAGCAGTGAAGTTTAATGTGTAAAGTATAATCCTTCTTGTACTAAAATCACCTTCATAATCATCTCTAAATCCAACTCTATTTAAAATAATAGGAATATCTTTTGTTTCATTAATTTCTGGAATTAATCTCACAGTAACATTGAATGATGGTTGGAAGAAAGGTAAAATCTGTTCTATAATTTGAAGAGCATCATCTTGAATTTTGCTCATGATGTTAAGTTCAAATCCAATGTTATATGGAGTTGGTGTATAAACTTTTGCAGGTTTTCCTGTATCAGTTCTTGGAGAACTAAATGTTTGAATAACTGAAGATTTTCTTTGAGAATCATAATCAATTGAAGTCATTTCAAATGACATTCTTGGAAGCGTTAATGCAATCTTTCTATCACCTGCTGGTTGCTGTTCAATTCTTGCTAAAAACTTTTGTGTAGGTCCATACGCAAGTGGAACTTTCAATCTGGAAATTGGGTCACCAGCATCATTAAAGTGTCTGATTTGAATGTTATTAAATAACGTTCCAAAAGCAGTTACAGTTTTTTGTATTGACTTATGATAAAAATAATTGCCAAACATAATTATTTTCGTTTATTTTGTATTTATCTTAAACTTCACCAAAAGGATTGACTTCTGTAAATTCTACAATATCATCAAATTCTTCTTGAATGTCATCAGAGGAATCATATGGGGGAGCAGATATAAAATCTCCGCTATCTTTAATAATGTACGTAGCAGTTGAAGCAGCCCCAACTACAACATCACCTGTTACAAATGCAGTTCCAAATCCACTAACTTTAAGAATTTTAGTTTCTGCGTCCCAATCTTTGACTAATCCTGTAGCACCAGAAATAGATCCAGTTACTGTTTCTCCAAAAATATAATTTCCATTGGAAACTGTACTACCAGCAGAAATTGTAATGTTTGGTGCTGTTGTATATCCATACCCAGCATTTATAATTCTAACTGTAGAAATTCCTCCAGATGAATTTAAAAATGCCCTAGCTGTTGCAGTGGTTCCTCCAGAAACTGGTCCTGAAATGGTTACTGTAGGTTCGGTAACATACCCTTGACCAGCGTTGGTTAGACTGATAGGTCCAATACTTCCAGAAGTTGCTATGCCAACTGTAGCACTGGCATTATAACCCCCTCCCCCAGAAAATGTTACCAATGGTGGTTTGCTATAATTATACCCTGTTCCAGGGTCTTCTATGTATATTTTATGAACACTTTTTGAAGTTAAAAGAGCACTTTTACTGGTCATTATACCAACAACTCGTGCTTTTGTTCCAGAAAGTGGAGATGAAACATTTATACTTGGAGTTGTAGAATATCTATAACCACCATTAATTGTACTGATTGTTTGAACGCCTCCAGAAACAAAAGTTGTAGATGCAGTTGCAGTGACCCCAATTCCAGAAAGTTGTAATTCCGATTCATATCCAAGAGCTTTTGGTTCTTTTCCAGCAATAACTGGATCACTGACATTCATTACAATATTTTCATCTTCAATTTCAAAAAGTTCACATCTCAATTCATAAACATAATTTTTTTGAAGTTGATAAAATGGTTTTCTATTTTCAACATATTTAATTTCCATAAAGCTTTCACTTAATGGAATGTAAATTAAATCCCCTTCATTAGGACGTAATGCGTTTTTTACATCTGGGATTTGTTTCATCAATTCTCCAATGTAAGTTTCAAATCTTTCTTTAGAGATAATTAGGTTCATTTCATCAGTAATTCTAACCCCAAATTTACTCATTAAAATACTATTAGAATCAAATCCTTCATAAGAAGCAAGATATGCCTCAATTGGAAATTGATTAGTAAATGTTGAATATAAAACTTCTTTTATAACCTTTCCTTCCGTAATAATTTCTCTTGGCATATAATAAACTTCTATGCCATACATTTTTAATTGTTCATTAATCAAATCCTGAACAAGACCTTGCTCACTGGATGTGCCTTGTAAGAAGAATGGATTTAACATATTAACCTATCATATCAAATGGAGCAGTTTCAAACTCACTTAACATTCTCATTCTAATATCTTCTAATTCTTTTACTGCATCATCATAAATTTGACGTCCATTTAACTCTACGCCACCTGGAAGTTTTACTCCTTGGAATTTGATTAAGTTTTGTCCCCACTGTTTTTTCAACAATGCAGTAAAATAAAGTTTTAAGAAAGAATCATTATAAACTTTAGTATAATCATTTGGGTCTAAAATTCTATAACATTCCATTATGAGATAGTTTCCAGCCACAATACTATCCCAACTCATATCAATGTACAGTCTATTTTGTCTCTTATTAAATCTAATCTGTCTTTGTGGGTTAACAATCCAATCAATATCTTCAAGATATCTCTTGGTTACATAATAGTTTACAAGTTCAGTAGAACTAAACCAGTAAATATCATTCAAAAATAACTGATAGTTAACATTAAAAAGGTTTGATGTAATAGTTCTATTATCAAGTTTAAAAACTCTTTCTACTCCAACAATAGTATCTGGAATTGGAATATAGTTTGAGTTTTCTTCCCAATTAAATGATCCCAATCCAGATGACACTGTTGTTGTAACAATTCCAGCACTCCTCGCTCCACCACGTGATCTACCCCTATCAATATCATCTTGAGTAAATTTATACTTCAAGAACATTTTCTCAACGCCATCAAAATGCCTTTCATTGAAATACTGAAGGGCATCATCTAATCTATCATCAATTTGTTCCTCTGAAACATTAATTTCCAGAACAGGAGCACCAAGTTGCCTTAAGGCATAATCAATTAATTCTTGTCTTGATGCTGGTTTTGCCATTATTTTACACTTTTTAAGTATTTAGAGATTTTTGCATATATCTGATACTACCTCTTGCTGCTTCATATACAACTTCACATAACACTTACAAAGATTTCTCATTAAATCAATATTTGTACAAGTATCCAATTCTCTTGAAATTTTTTCATATTCAAACAATTTAGAAATAGTTTCAAGTTTTAGGTCATCTGGGTCCATTTACCAAATCCTTTAATAATTGTTTAATTTCTTCTATAGAAGATTTCATTTCTTCCACATCATTAGTCAAAGACTCTAATTTTTGTTTTTCATTCAATCTTCTGTTTTTAGAAGAAATATAATTCTGCATTCCTTGAATGTCTGTATTAATAATTGCATTTGTCTTCAAGTCTCTAATTATATTTGGATGACCTTCAACTTTAGCATACTTATTTTCCATTATTTCAGTGCAATTACTCTTAAGTTTTGAATAATTGGAGTTACTGCTTGATTGATACTTGAGCATACAATTTTAATTGCAAATGCTGTGAAATCTTCCAAATTGTTCATAGTATATTCATATTCCAAATACTGATTGCTCAAACTTGGTGCTACAAGTTTATCTGTTAATCCATTATTATAAGCTTCATTTTTTACATTTCCATTTACATCCAAATTAGTATATCCTGGGAACAGATTCCAAACTTGGTCTTCATCTGGCGAATCATTTCTAAACAACTTGTAAAGCACTCTAATGTCACAATCTGCTGGTCTATATGCATCAAGTAGAACTTTCAGTGCATTTGCACTTTGGAGCAAATCAACTCTGTTAGTAATATGAATAAATGTATGTGGGTCATCTACATTTGAATTTACTCTATTGTCAGTTGTATAAGCAATACCAACAATTGGTTGGGTTATTCTGTTATTGTTGACAGTTAAGAAAGATTTTTCAACATTGATGATTGGAGAAACATTAGAATCAGAAGTTCCTAAATTCAGATCTAAAGTAAGAGATTTGTTTCCTGGGAATTGAGTTGCATTTAAGAATTGATTTTCATTTTCTTCTGATGCTACTAATCTTATTGTATTAAATGTAGTTGTATTTGATATTGAAAGTGATGAATATCCTTGATCTTCAAATGGAGATTCATTTCCATCAACACTTTGACCAGAAATAGATCTTAATGATGCAGAACAAGTTGCTCCATTAAATACTGAAACAAATTCTGAACTTATACCTACTGAGTTATACAGTTTGTTCTTTGTTGCATATACAGAGTTTCCACCACCAAATTTAGATGAAGTAAATGATTTTGCAATACCAATATAGTATGAATCTATAGTAATTGGATGAGAATTGGAAATGGTGTGAGAAGTATTAATTCCAATCAGAGATACTCCATTAAACTCATACTTATAAACTAAAGATGAAACTGGATGATTAATAATTGGAGAATTTTGCATTCCCCTTGTAATCACTGATAACTGTCCAGCAGTAGAAGCATTTTCATACTTAATTATTTCACCATCAATTAAAACATATCCTGGATTTGATGGAGAAACTGTTTGTCCTTCAAATGTGGTAAAGTTTGAATTACTTGCAACTAAAATGGATCCAGTTGCAGTTATTCCATATCCAGCAGTTAATGTTGTTGGAGAAACATCTGTTGAAACACCATCTATTGTCACAACATTACTTGCAGAATTCATGCCATGATTTGGATGAATAATCTGCATAAAATAACCATTATTTGGAGCATCTGATCCAACACCAACTACAACTGGGTTTGTTGGAAGAAGATTTTCAATGTCTTCAACTTCTACTTTTGAATTATAGAATCTTGCAGTTCCTCCTGCTGTAGAAAATTTGCACTTTTTAAGGGTAAATTTAAGATCATCAGTTTGGACTGCTGTCCAAGTTGTTCCATTTTGTGAGATGAACAGAGATCCTAAAGATGGTTGAGAATTAATAATTACTTTTTGAACCTCTGGCAAACTTGCAGTAGATATTTCAACTTCACCAACTCTTGAAACCCATACATTGTAATCAAATGAATCTGATAAAAGAACTACTGCATATTCTCTTCCACCTTCCAATCTGGTCAAATTATCAAATCTAAAAGTAGTTGCTATACTTGCATCAGAACTTGTTGTAATTTCAGATGGATTTAGAACCTTTTCAAGATTTCCTACTATTTTATCTGGACCACCTGGAGTGCCATTGATAACCTCTCTAATTTGTAATGACACTGGAATATTACTATCTTTGCTTGCAAAGAAAACATCTACTGAAGATAGAACAATACCATTCTGATCACTAACTATAAATGATTGTGCTAATGGGTCATAATAATTAATAGTGGTAGTTTTAATTTCAGTTCCAGATGAAGTAAAGACAGCCTCAGCAGAACTTACGAATTCTCCAGGAACTCCAAGTGATGTTGATTGAGTTACTCTTACTGGAGTTCTTCCTGTATTATACTTTAGAGAAGAATTATTTGGATCTGGTATAAAAATACTTCCAATTAAAGTTCCATTATTGTCAGCAATCAATTGATTTTCTGATACAGTAGCTATTGCTTTACTGGTCTTTCCATACAACTTGCATCCCTTAATTAAATTGCCATAGAACTTAGATGTGTTGGCAATTTGAAGGGAAGAGGTGTCAATATTTAACAAGGTTGATTGTGGACCATAAACTGTTGCTATTCCTGAAGAAGTGCTGTATGGATTTACTGTATAAGTTGATTCTGGGGAATTATATTTTCCAGATTTATGATTTGGAGTACAAAGTCTAAAAGTACAAATTTTTTGACTATCAGCACTGATAGTATTCGTGTAAGCAGTTACAGTTTCTCCAATTTGGAATGATCCAGTAACATCTTTTATTTGAAGTAGTTTTGGAAATACATAAGTAAATCCATTAATATTAGAACTTAATTCTTTAGAATCAAATAAAAGTTTAAATTTGGTGTTTGGTTTTAATCTTGTAGCAACAAATTCAATATTTCTTGATCTAATGTAAGGAATTTTGGTTTTGGTTACACTTACATCAGAAGATCCTGCTCTGGAAGCATTAGCTACTCTTCTGGATTCTGAAATTTCTACAGTCCAAGTATCACTGCTCGGATTTAAATTCAATAATCCAGACCAAGTTACTACTTGATATGGGTTAATATTTACAATTCTACTTGCAAATGGTTGCTTTACATGATCAGTTTCTGTATATGATAATGTTAATGTATTGCCAGTTAATTTTAAATTACTTGAATTGGTATCACTCAAATTAATTTCTGAAGTAGTATTTTGACTATCATCAGAATACAAAGAGAGATTAATGAGATTTTTTACTGTTGGAGAAGATATTGTATTGTTTTCTATT